ACTCGATTACTAAGAAGTGTGAATTAGTTGTTGAATCAAGATTACCGGAAACGGATATTGAGGAGACTGACGATGACACTGAAACAGATCTCATCCCTGTGGTGGATCAAACAATAAACATATTTAAATACGAAATGGTAAAAATGTGTATCGACACAGTTTTGACTGAGGGTGTCCCCGACGATCCGGGTATGGGACTATTCTCCCAAGAAATAAGTATACCATTCAAAATCGCATTTAATACATTAATAAAATACGGAATTTTAATAGAATCTGAAGATGAGTAATAAACAAGAAAATATAGACAAATTAGAGTCCGCTTACGGTCGATTAGAAAATAACCAATACAAGGTTTATTTTTTAACTTATGATACGAAGTCAAACGCCAGAGCATCGGTTAAATACATCTACGATACCGCACAAACCTTAAGAGATTCGGGTATTGATGCAAGAATCTTAGTTGAGGATAAAACATACGGTGGAGTATCGTCATGGTTAGGTGATAGATATGCGGACATTCCGGTTCAAACCATTAAGGAGGATCAAGTACAAATGTCTATTGATGATGTTTTAGTGGTACCTGAGTACTACTCAAATGTCTTAGAACAATTGGCGGGAGTTAGATGTACAAAAGTCATGTTAATACAACAGACTGAGTATATTTTTGAAACATTACCTGTTGGTAGTAGATGGAAGGATTATGGATTTGATAAGGTGATCACCACAACAGACGCCAGTAAAAAATACATACAATCAATTTTCCCCGAATCATTGGTTTTCATCAACCCACCTAAGATTGGTGATCACTTTAAAAAATCGGAGAAACCAATTAAACCATACATCGCAATCAGTGCAAGAGACCGTGGACAACACAGAAGAGTTATTTCTGAGTTTTATTTAAGGTATCCGCAACTAAGATGGATCACCTTTAGAGATATGGTTCAAATCCCATACGATGAATTTCCAAGCATTTTACAGGAATGTATGTGTTCTGTTTGGTTGGATGAGGAATCCACATTCGGAACGTTTCCATTGGAATCTATGAAGTGTGAGGTTCCTGTTATTGGTAAAATCCCTAATACCGAACCTGATTGGTTAGGTGAAAACGGTATTTGGTCATATGATCTTACAAAGATTGTTGAACTTTTAGGTACCTATGTTTTAGCTTGGTTAGAGGGGATAACAATCACTGAAGAGATTAAAGAGAAAATGAAGTCGACACTGTTACCATATAGTGATGACATTATCGATAACAATGTTATTTCAATCTTCAACTCGTTTAAGAGTACAAGGATGACGACAATTGAAAATGCATTAGAAAAATTAAAAGAAGAAACAGAATCATGAAAAATATAAGTGTCATTTTACCATTACATAGTTTAGATGGTGATTATTTAGAAATGTTCAATAATGCGGTATTATCGGTGGAACAATTTCACGATGATGTAAAATTAGTAATTGTTGGAACCACAGAAGTTGCGAAGTCATTAACCAAAGAGGGTATTAGTGATAAATTAGAAATCACCATTTTAGAAAATACTGGCGAAACAGACTTCTGCTCACAGGTTAATTTTGGTATCGAGAATTGCGATACCGAATGGTTTTCTATTTTAGAGGTTGACGATGTTTACACGTCTAATTGGTTAAACAGTATTAATGAGTATAGATCAGTAAATGAAAACGTTGATGTATTCCTCCCTATCGTTAAAGACGTTAATGTTGAAGGTAAATTCCTAAACTTCACAAACGAATCCGTTTGGGCTTATGGGTTTTCGGAAGCACAAGGTATGATTGATAACGAATTGTTATTAGAGTATCAAAACTACCAAACTAGTGGTGGTTTGTACAGAACATCTTCAATTAAGGAGAATGGATCATTCAAAGAAAATATTAAACTAACGTTCAGTTATGAGTTTTTACTTCGACTCACCCACAATGGCGTTAAAATCATGGTAGTACCAAGAATCGGGTATCAACATGTTAACTTTAGAGAAGATTCACTTTTTTGGTCATATAAAAATGACGAGACTAAAAGTTTAAAAGGTGATGAAGCGAAGTTTTGGTTGGAGACAGCCAAAAAAGAGTTCTTTTTTAAGAATAAAAGAGAAGTTACTTATGTAGAGAATTAATGCCGAGAAAACGTACCCAAAAGATTTACTTTGGGGAGGAACAAGAACAAGCGGTAGTACGATACTTAGAATCCGAAAACGAAGATGAAAAGAACAAGATATTCAGAGAATATTTAGAAAAACCTCTCATTATAATGGTGGAAAGTATTATTCGTCGTTATAAACTTTATAGGAAGGAATACGATTTTAATGAAGTCCATACGGATACCATGTCATTTCTTATGACTAAGATCAGTAAATTCGACCACACTAAAAACTATAAAGCTTACTCATACTTCGGCACCATCTGTAAAAACTACTTGATGGGGACCATTCAAAAGGATCAGAAGGAGATTAATCGTTCCATATCCTATGAAGACATCTCCTCTAGTTTAGAGGACAGGGCTGATATGTCATATGTAATTGATGAGGAGACTTTAGATTACAGAAACGTTGTGGTTAAACTCACAACTGATTTAGAAATATTTATTGAAGAAGAAGATTTAAATGAGAATGAGACAAAACTCGGTTACGCGTTAATCGAGGTTTTCTCAAACTTTGATAAGATCTTCCAAGTTGGTGACGGTAATAAATTCAATAAGAATTTAATATTATTGTCCCTTAGGGAAATGACTTCTTTATCTACAAAAGAAATACGGATTGCGATGAAAAAGTATAAAAAACTATACGAAACCATCATGATCAAGTTCATAAATAATTAATTATAACCTATTTATAGGGTATGAAGAGAAGTAGAAACATTTTATCACTTGATACCGACTCTGCCCTTGCACTTATGCAAGAAATCTACAACGATGTTGTGGAACAAAAGAGTATTGCATCTTTAATAACCAAAAAAATGTTAAGTTTTATGAAGGAGGCCGAAGACATGAGTGTCATTGGTCCTGTTATTAAGGAACAACAGAAAATTTTAAATGACTGTGTGGAAAAAAAGATCTCATTAGTTAAATTACAAAGTGTTTTACTAAAACAGATGGGTAATGGTAATTCACAACAAATGGGAGGTAAATTAGACCTAACCGAAGAAGATCGAATTCTATTAGAGAAATTAATGGATGATGGTAATGAGTCTACGGGGACTCAAAAATATGATGTCTAATGAGTAAAGCGAAAAGAATAAGGAAACAGATTAAATCTAAGATAGAGGTCATCAAAAAAATTAATGAGGACCCCAAAAAAACTGCGGATGATCTTTTCGACCTTTATTTAGATGACCTACCAAGTTCACAGGATTTTTTAGGTAAAAAGTTAGATAACTTCAAAGAAAAACGTAGTAAGAAAAAAGATAATAATGAATCTATTTTCGACGGTATATTAGATATCGCCAATTCATTCTTATCAGATAAAGAATCGAAAGTAAAAGTCAAAGAGGGTAAACCAAAACACATTAATGAAGGTTCCGCAAAACTAAAAAAAATGGGATTGCAGGCTGCGAAAAAGACAGTACCTCAAATTAAAAAAATAACATTAGATTCGATAAAACAAACTCTTTTTGTGGGGTCAGATAGTATTTGTGGTGTGGATAGTAATCTACCTTACGATACTATGACGATTAAACCCGGTGAATTCGATTTTTTAAACGTTTTACAAGTCGACCCAACAACTTCTTTAGGTATTATTGCATATGAACCCGAATCTCCCGTTATTGGGGATGTGAAGATGAATAGAGACCTCTATTCCACATTTTCGGCACCATACTCGTTTGTTAGTAAATCTGGAAATAATCTTTTTGATTTAGAATGGGATTCAAATAATCAAGAATACCAAGTCTCAGGTTTACATCAAAGCGTTCCATCAATAAAAATTGAAGAGTTTTTAACCGATTACTACGGATCAATTGAGATGCCTAATAGTGACGCAATTATTAAGAATGCGATGTTACTCACATTACAGGGTGATGGTGAGAACCCATTACTCTTTGATAAAGGGATGAATGATTTAAACAGACTTTGTCAGAAATTATTTAAAATATGTGGATCCCCTGAAGAATCGGGTTTAATTCAAACCACGGCATCCTCCTTTAATGAGAACGATGAAGATATTCAGAGATACTTTGATTTCAACGATGTTGAAGGTATTGATTTAGATGATGAAGACGCAAGATATCGTAAAGTACTAAGATTTAGAGACTGTGGTAATTTTGAAATACCACTGAGTGCTGAGGGATTTGAGGACTTTGTTTATCTAAGTGGTAATCACAATTTAAATAGTGCGGTAAGTAATGCGATAAATAACGCGGCAAAAGATGCGTTCGAACAGAGTGAAGGATCTATACCATTGGAGAATTTCCAACTATCTCTCATGAATGCATTTATTTTAAATTTACCTAAGGCGTTAGTGATGGCAGCACTTTCACCGAAGGTTTTCCTACCATTTGTTTTGGTTTATAAACAACTTAAGGGAGTTGCATTAGACATTAAGAGATTGATGAGTCTTATGTGGAAATTATTTAGTACAATTATCAAGGAAATTTTTTGGAAATTCATACAAGAATTTTGGAAAATACTTAAAGGTGAACTTTTATCTTTTGTTGCCAATTTGGCTAAAAAAATTCTTAAGAAAAAATATAAAAGATACGTCACTATTATAACCGCATTAATTGCACTTTTAACTAAGATACTTAAAACGGGTATTGACAACTGTTATGATTTATTCAATAGTATTATAACGGCGATAACCGCCGTGTTAGGGGCTAAAGGTCCCGCATTAAATGTGCCGGGATTACTACTTTCTTTTTCAGACCTTTTACCGGGTTATAGTACTGATCGATCAGTAATGAACATCAGTGAAAGATTAGCGGCCGCAGGTATCGATGTAGGACCAATCTACGGAGATTCGAATGAATTGGTGGATTTAGTTAAATCAATTGTTGAAGGTAATAGTGAGGAAATAGATCAAAACTCATACGTTGTATCCGCTAGTAAGTTTACGGTGATACCAACGGCAATGGGTCCCGTTCCATTACCGCCGGGTTACATATCAATGACAGGTAAACTATTTTAATATGGATAAGAATAAGATTATAGAAATTGTAAAAGATCCCTCCGTTAAATCAAATAAAGATTTAAATGATGGTTTGGATTTTTTAGATAAGGAATTCGAAAAGACTAAGGAAAGTATTGTTCTTTTAACGAGGTATTTGGATAAGGTTGAACTAGCGTATCAACAAATTAACGATGAGGTTAATAAAAGAGTAATTAATGTATGAGTAGTATAATTAGAATTGGTTTAGTTGTCGATAATAACGACCCTAAAGGTGTTGGTAGAGTTCGTTGGGCAGTTCCGGGTGAATCTACAGGACCCAAAGAGGGTGCGACGACGTATAAAAAATGGGACATCAAAGACCCATTTTGTGCATCACCATTCTTACCCACAAACATTAACTTCATACCCGAAAAAGGTCAAGCAATTAAAGTAATTAGTTATGACCCCGATAATGAAACAATAAACCAAGAATACATTGCGGGACCATTTGCAACGTCCCACGATTGGAATTCTCAGATATACTCCGAACAAATGGTTTTCACATCTTATGGTGTGGCATTCCAACAACCACAAGACATTTTTAAAGAAGGGTCTGAAGTTACGGTTGAAAAAGAATCACAAGGGTCAATACCTAAAAAAACTGACTACGCTATATCGGGTAAGTACGGTTCCGATCTTTTATTTACTGAAAATGGGTTACAATTAAGAGGTGGTAAACTTTATGTGAAAGATTCACTTAAAGATAAACAGAAAAGGAAGAAAATATTAGAACATCCATTGATGTCTGATACACAATCTAGACTTTACCTTAAAAAATTTGGAACCAAAAAAGAATCGAAAGAGGTTGAGGTGCCATTCACGAAGATACCCGTTAAGAAATTAAATTACGTTGTTGAATACGATGTAGACGATTTAGTTAATCCGACAGAGGTTAGATTCTACATCTACAAAGTAAAAGATAACTATGGAGAAACCTTTTTAACTAGTGTTTTTAACAGTAACACTGCGGAGGATCTAACCACGTTCTCAACTAACGTTAAATTAATCAATACGGATAATAGTCAAACTACCCCAACATTTGTTCTTCCTGTAGGAACAATAAAATCCGCATATATTGAAATTAGAACATCTATTTGTTCACTTAATGATGAAGGTATACAATATTTTGTAGGAACGATAAGGGATCATAATTCCCTACACCCCTTTTATTTTAGACCTTCAAAGGCGTTAAAAGATAAAGTTGGTCAAGAATCTTCGGATTTCTTAACGAAGGTGTCACCAAACTGCGTTAAAGGTACCAATTTAGGTGCGGGGTTAGTTTTTGATCCTGTGAACAGTTCACCCAAACCAGAAAATGGTAAGGAAAAGAAATTAGTACTTAAAACTGTTTCGGCAAATAAAGAACAATCATTCTCGGCATTAGTTGCGGATAAAACATATTTTCTATCTACAGATACAAATGAAGTGGGTAAGAAAACAGTCCCATTTAATGGTTTAGATAAATATGATTTAACACAGGATGACTATCTAACTAAGATTGAACCTAACACCTACGCATTAGTTAGGGGGGAAACCTTGGTTGAATTCCTAAAACAAGTTGTAACGGTAATTGAAAGACACCGACACAATCCAACAAAGACTATGGTAACTAATGGGTTCGAAGATTACACTAAACTGAAGAACTTGGTTGACTCATTAGAGTCAGATATTTTAAATAAATCGATTAGAATAAACTAATCGGATATTTATAATATAAACACTTTAAAGATGTCATATTATCGTTCATATTTTGATAAGAATAACACTATCATCAAAGACTCTCAGGTAAACACTGCGAAGAACCCAACCACGGAAATTTTCTATGGGTCGGGGTTCTCTAAGTTTATCTTCAAAGTCGATTTTACCGACCTCATCCAAAAAGTTGTTGATGGGTCATTTGTTGTGACTCCACAAACAAAACATTACTTAAACTTAACTAATACCATATTTGGTGATGAGACATTCTTAGGTGCCAAAAGAGGGACTGGAAGGGAAAGAGCAACATCGTTCGACCTAATTATTTTTAAAGTTCCTGAGGATTGGGATGAAGGTATTGGTTTTGACTACGAAGATTCGGGTTACGATTATACAACAGGAAATAAGACTTTCAACGAAAGACCTTCGAATTGGTTTAACAAAAACTCCATCGATGAATGGGCACAAAGTGGTATATACTCCACTAACCCAATAATCATTGATACCATACATTTTGATAATGGTAATGAGAATTTAAGGTCTGATATTACGAATTATGTTAACTCAATAATTAACGGAGCTTTAGACTATGGTTTAGGGATCGCATTTGCCCCGTATTTCGAGGGTATGAATGTTTCGGTAGATAAGTCCACCGCATTTTTTACAAAGTACACACAGACATTCTTCGAACCTTTCGTTGAATCTGTTTTTGACGATAGAATCTTAGATGATAGATTAAACTTTATAGAGAAAACAGATCAAAATCTTTATTTATACGTCAATAAAGAAACAAACTTCTATGATTTAGATATTTTACCTACAGTCGATATTTTAGATAGTACCAAAACACCTATCGTTGGATTAACCGACCTCCTTACTGAAAAAATTAGGAAAGGGGTTTATAAAGTTACTTTTGGTATCGATGGGTTATGCGATGGTAAAAGATTTTTCTACGATGTGTGGAAGGGTGTGAGTGTTGATGGAAACAGTATTGGTGATATAACACAGAAATTTGTTCCAAAACCATACTCATCTAAATTTAGTATCGGGGAAAACCAAACTGAAGTAAATAAGTATGTTGTTCAATTTTCAGGAATAAAACAAAACGAAAAAATTAAATCAGGTGAGGTGAGGAAAGTCACGACGATATTCAAATCAATGAACCTTTCAACAAACGAATTATTTGACCAATCATATTATAGGGTTTTCGTTAAAGAAGGTCACACAAATGTAAATGTCTTTGATTGGACACCTATGGATGTCACATCTGAAAATTCATTTATGTTGGATACCTCATACTTAATTCCTCGAGAATATTATCTTGAGATTAAGGGGAATAAACACAATCAAGAAATTTTCTACGAGAATCAAATAAAATTTGAAATAATTTCTGAGAGAATCTAAAATAATTATTTATATGGATTTAAAAGATAGAATTAGACAACATCTAACACAATTGAAAGAACAGAGAACCGCCAATTACATGTTCTTTAGTAATTTGGAACAATTACAAAGACAATGTGAGGTAATCTTAGGGTTGGACCCAACCATTATTGAGGAATTACTTCAAAATGGACATGATTGGGCCGATGATCATATAAGTGTTGCGAAAGAAAATGTTGATCAGGTAATGGACTTCTTAATGAACGAAACGAAAGAAGCCATTAACGAAGAGAAGAAAAATAAGAACAAATTATGTTCTCGTGGTATTTCCGCGGCTAAGTCTAAATTCGATGTTTATCCTTCGGCGTATGCTAACGGTTATGCCGTTCAAGTGTGTAAAGGGACAATGCCGGGATTGGATGGTAAAAAAAGATGTTCAGGATCTTATTGTAAAAAGAAAAAATAATGGATAAAGTTAAATGTAATGTTTGTGATTGGGAGTGGGATCTATCAGATGGTGGTCATGACCCATATGTGTGCCATAAATGTGGTAAGGACAACACAAACGATTACATGTCCAAAATAAGGGTTAGTAAAGAAGATCAATCGTATATTGAAGAATGTATTGCTAACGGTGAGGTTCTTAGAGAAGATCTTGGTCGTTGGTTTAAAGAGAAATGGGTTGACGTATCAAGAAAGGTGGATGGTAAACATCCCCCATGTGGTAGAAAGGATGCTGATGGGGACAGTTCAAGAAAAGGTTACCCTAAATGTAGACCATCTAAAAAGGTCTCCAAGGAAACTCCGAAAATCTCATCTTCATACGATAAGAAAGAGAAGAAATCAATGACTTCCCAAAAAAGACGTGCAGAGAAGAAAGAACCAAAAAAAGGGAAGGGTAACACACCCACATTCACTAAATTCGATGAAAACCATATCATTCGTTTAGTTGGGAGTAATTTAATGGTGGAATCTTTAAAGACGTTAGGGCCTAAACTTAAAAACATTAATGAAAATAATAATATCATTAGTGAAGGTTTAATGTACCATATCAATAATGACCTACCTATCGTGGAGAACGTCTATAGGATCTATTCTGAGGAGTTTTTTAATCTTTATAATGAAGTACGTCAATTACACGAAGAAAATGTCTTAGAAGTCGCCGGAGTAGATTTAGAGTTAATCCAAACTGATTTAGGTAAGACAGGTATCTATGAAGGTATGGAAGTTTACTTGGATATCCCTTTTATCGAAGGTGAGGAAGAGTATTTGGTTGAAGCCATACACAGAGGTAAGAATGTTAAATTAAATAAACCTTTTAGAACTCCAGGTGGTCCAAAGAAATTTGCGGTATACGTTAAGACACCGAAAGGGACAATTAAGAAAGTGACTTTTGGTGATCCGAATCTTAGAGTTAGAAATAACAATAAGGCCGCCGCAAAATCATTTAGAGCTCGACATAACTGTAAAGCCAAAAAAGATAGAACAACACCAGGTTATTGGAGTTGTAACATTTCTCGTTATAGAAAAGCGTTAGGAATCAAATCATCAAATCCGTGGTAATATGAAATTATTAGATTTACTTGAAGGGTATTATGACGAACCCGATTATGGGGATAGTGTTGATCGTTTTATTGACGAGGATTTAGAAGATGTGAAACCAATCTTCACCTTAGTGGGTTGGGATCAATATGGGAGAACAAATAAAGATGCGTCAGGTATCGTTGTTGTTCGTCACAATGAGTCAAAAATAAATTATATCCTTCACCAAGATCAGGTTGAGGACGAGTTTTACATTGATAGTTTCTACGCTGTTAGAGATGAAGACGAAGATGGTCCATATACATCGTGGGAATCAAGTGGTGATCATAGATTAGAACCTTCTAGTTTTGAGGTTTATGCCACTGTGAAGTTTGAAAATGACGAGGTCGGTAAAAATTTCACAGATTTTGAGGATGGACTTATAATTCCTTTCAACTATAAAACATATAAGGATATTTATAATAACGACTCCGAACTTTACAATTCAGTCGTTAAAATAATTTCAGATCAACATAGAATACAACGTCGATAAAATGTATAAATCCCCACCATTTAGAGAACAAGAAAATAACGGGTATAGTGTCAGAACATTCCCCGAAACCACTAAAGAAGAGGATTTAAAATGGCATTTCGATAATGAAGATCGAGAGATTGTGTTTCTTCATAATAGTGATTGGTCATTTCAAATGGATAATGAACTCCCACAACCAATCTATGAAGGTTTAACGTTACTAATTCCTGAAGGTGAGTACCACAGAATTATTAAAGGTAATGGAGACTTAAGAGTTAGGGTAAAAAAACTTAATAAGACTCGACTACTACCACAGAAAGTTTAATCGTAGTAAACAATTTTAACATCAGCTTCTAATAACATCTCCTTACTTCTTTTAATAGATTCGGGATATATTGAAGGTATTGTTGAATCAGCAGGTCTATCACAATAGATCGTAGTTATTCCCGCATTTATAATCCCCCTGGCACAGTCCGCACATGGGAACCAATGACTAAGGTACATAGTAGTTCCTTTGGTGGATACCCCAATCCTTGCGGCATTATATATTGCGTTTCTTTCGGCGTGCTCGAACCAATAATATTTTTCGGGTCTTTCCTGTCTCTCAGGTATCGTATCATCTAAACCACGTGGGAACGAATTATAACCTGTAGAAACAATTTCATTATCCTCACCAACAATCACGGCACCAACCTGAGTCTTATTATCCTTTGATTTTAATTTTACGTTATTTGCGAGATTTCTAAAATATTCTGTCCAGATCATATATAAATGTTTCACATAATATACGAAAAATAATGCACAAAAAAAAGGGGAGACAATGTCCCCCCTTAGTTTATAATGAATCTCTAAGATTATCTTAAAGTATCCAAGCTGAATGTTTGTAATCCACTAACATTGATCAATCCGAAGTAACGGTTGTTCACCATTTTCTTAGCGTATCTAGTCATGATACCCTTGATCGGAGTGAAGTTAAACGGATTGTACATAGTTGGAGTCAACTGTAAAGGTACGTATGGTGCGTAGATGTAACCAGCGTCCAATAACGATTTACCTTTGTGACCAACTAAGATCTTACCTGCAGGGAAGTAAGGATCACGGTACACTTGATATCTACCAGCTAAAGTACCAACTTTCTCAATACCCATGTTGTATTGGTCTTGTTCAGCACCTGCGTTAGATACGTGGAAGTACTCTAAATCA